ACAGGTATAAAAAAAGCCCGTCAGGGCCGTATCGCTTAATGTCTGCTTTTAGTGGGTTATACGGTGCATTTCACCATGCCGCGATAATCCACCGGCGCAACGCCCGCATCAATACGAACTTTCGTGGTTACGCCATCCACCGTGAATCCTTCCTGCTGGTCGATATACGGCTCATCCACGCCGTTAAGGTAAGCCACCTCAACGGTATCGCTGCCTTTTGCTGCAGTAAGATAGAAAGTGGACTGACTGGCGTCATCAAGACGAGGCTCCGCGATCACCGTGGCGAAATCTTTCACCGGGTTAATGATCCCGGCGTTAATATCCGCCCCCTTGACACTGACAGATTTAATCACCTGATTTGAAACAGACTCCATCGCCGTCGGCACCAGTACAAATGCCGGACGGATATTGAGGTGGCGATCGCCCTCTTTCTGCATCCGCATTAGCTGGCGCGCTTTATCCAGGGACGCCACATCCATAACGGCTTTTTCAAGGACGTTTGCGTGTTTCGTCTTGTCAAACAGCGCCACATTATCACTGGACAGTTTCTGGTTACTGATGAGAACGTCATAAACCAGATCGGCAATGGTGGCTTTTGCCGCACGTCCCAGCTTCATCGGGATATCCGTCAGCATATTCATATCATCATTGATGATGGCCTGGCGGGTAATGCTGAACAGCTCCCCATAGGTAGCGAGCGCAATGGTCGCCTGTTTATCCCCTGTGGTGACGTATTTGTATTCCGCTCCTTCACGAACCTGACGCAGTGAACTGAATCCCCCCATACCCACACGGTGCGCAATCCTGAAATCAGACAACTGTCCTTTTTTGGTCCAGGCATCGAAGGTTTCCGGCGCTTCCTGCCAGCCCTGCAGAATGGACTTGTTTGCAACATCCAGCAGAATGTTACCGAAATCGGAGGTGCTGTGCGTAAATGCCATGCCGATCATCTGCATGGGATTCATGCTGGACACGCCTGTACCCCTCGCCACCAGCGAAATTCGCGCCAGTTCACGCAGGGTCATACAGTTGTACGGGTTATCCTTCTGCGCTTCTTCATAGCCTGCGCGGGCCATCACGGCAGCGCGAACGGCGTCGCCGGTAATATTACCGTTTCCGGTATACATCCCGGCATGAAACTCTGCGCGATTCTGCGGACCATTCAGCTGGTTAGTCGGCGTAATACCTTTCGCCATCTCGGCCAACAGTCTGTCCTTCGCCATTTCCAGAGAGCAATCCACATCAGCAATGCACTTTGCCATCAGCGAGGCATAACGATCGCCGGAAAGTGAAAACACATTCTGAATGCCGGTGATACGGTTACGCTGTTCTTCCTGCAGGCGTGCGCGAATGGCATTTTCATCTACAGTCACCGGCGACTGAGCCTGCGACTGAATCTGTGACTCAGGGGCTTTTGCCTGTGGCTGCGGTTGCGCGCCTGCATTGCCCTGCGGGGCGATAATCATACCTTTAATGCTCTGTGGCATATGCTCAAACTCCTCAACACGTTTTGAATGAATACAGGCCATTGCTTTTACAGGCTGTATCAGTTTGTCGGCAAACCCTTCACTGACGCACTCCGCGCCGCTCATCCAGGTCTCCTTTGCCAGCATGGCAGCAATATCTTCAGGCGTTTTTCCAGTTTTTTCGGTATAGATGGGGATAATGACGCTTTCGATCTTGTCAAGCAGGTCAGCATATTCCCGGATATCCTCCGCCTCACCCCCCGCCACTCCGCGCGGCTTATGAATCATCATCATGGCGTTTTCCGGCATAATGATGGGATTACCTACCATCGCAATAGCGGATGCCATTGAGCAGGCCATTCCATCGATATACACCGTTTTTTGCGCCGGATGATTTTTCAGGAGGTTATAAATGGCTATTCCGTCCAGTACTGCTCCGCCAGGTGAATGAATATGCAGATTTATCCGGTTAATCTGTCCCAGTGCAGCCAGTTCTTCTGCAAACCAGCGAGCCGAAATTCCCCATCCACCAATCTCGTCATAAATGCGGACTTCCGCCGTGTTATTGGCTGCAGCCCTGATGGAATACCAGCTATTACTGCTTCCCTCCCCGCGTCCGTTCCCTGCTGTCATCACCGGCGGCATTTTTATCGCCGCCACTGTTGTCTTCACTTCCGGCATTATCCTGTTCCCCCGGGTCATGTGCCGGGTCAGTATCAAATACCAGTCCCAGCTTACGGTTTTCGTCAATTTCCGCCTTACGGCGGCGTTTCACTTCAGCAGGTGCGCCGCCACGGGCACGCACCCAGTCACTCTCTGTTGCCGCCCCGCCGCGTATCAGTATCCTCCAGGCATTCGCCTCTTTCAGCGGATCTATCCACGGCATAACCGGACCGGAATACACGGCATTAAACAGGGTCGCCATGTCCGTGTCCGTCGGCACATCTATCACACCCGCCGTAATCGCCGTCGCCAGCCATCGCCGGTAAACCGGGCGACTGACGGCAGCAATAAAATTATCCTGTAGAATGGCGTATCCCTCCTGAGCCTCCACCAGCTCCTGACGCTGGGCGCTGTAGGTGCCGTCGTAGTTTCTAGCAATAGAAGAAAAACTTCCGCGTACACCTGCGGCAACCGCCCGCAGTTGCCCCATACGGAAAGACTCCAGGTTGGCATTTGGCCTGTCAGATTTGATGGTGCCGATATCCTCTCCCGGCAACAGGTCTTTCAGAATGGTGCCGGGTTCAATATCCAGATCGCGGTCTTTATCCGCATAATCTGGCGCGTCACCATCCTGTACCATTGCGTCACTGCGCCGGATAAACATGGCAAAAGCCGCCGAAATACGCGCGGCCAGCCTTTCACTGTCCTCATACTCCTTCAGATCCAGCAGCCGGATAATAACCGGCGCCAGCAGCGTGACGCCCCGCGCCTGATTCAGGCGACGGGTGAATTTAAGATGCAGCATATTTTCTGCATCGATAAGCTTGGTGGCCACCATAGCGGTGGCAAATCCCGGCCAGGATTTACAGACGATGTAACTTTTTGGCCTTTGCCAGTCGTTAAAATAGATCCCCTGAATCAGATTATTTGTACTGTCCGTCTGTTCCATCGGGACATAATCCGGTTCCATCGCCTCAAGCCAGAACGGTACGCCCGCCACCGGCTCAAGCCCCGGCATTTTTCCCGCCACCATCTGGGAGAACACCTCCCCGTCCCGCAACCATGTGCGTAACAAAAGGCGCTCCAGTACCGGGCGCGTATATTGTCCGGTCACGTCCGGCGACACGGACCACTCTGCCCATCTGGCGCGGATTTGTTCCGCCAGCGCGTTATTCAGCGTTCCGGCCACCGTCAGTGGTTGTGGCTCAACGATGATCCCCTTAGCCCCGATAACGCGCTCTTCCATCTTATCGAGCGCCCCCACCACCAGATCGTGATTGTTATCGAACCAGCGGGCCTGCTCCCGCAGGGACTTTCCGGCAATCTGGTTTAGTTGATTGGCGTTGCGGTTTTCACGCTTAATTTTATGTGTCCGGGTGGGTATTGCAGCCTCGTAAGCTTTTATTACTGCCCGCGATCGGAGTCTTGATACAGCCCATCCCGGCGACATCATGCTGATAGCTTTATCGATAAAATTCATGACAACCTCGCCCGGGTGAAAAGCCGTCGCGGATTATTTAACCGCTGTAACCTGTCTTCAATCTCGCGGCGCCCCTTCCTGATTTCCTCCAGGCTTTCCATTGTCATTGACTGACCGTTAAGCATGATGGACTTGCCTTTCAGTACAGCAAGCTCGGCCTCCAGATAGGCGTTGTACAACTCCTGTAGCCCTGCCCTGGTCATAACCACCCTCCTCCGGAACCACCGCCCCAGGCGGGTAAAATTTTTTTCTTCCTGGCTTTCACGGCTTTCTCTCCTCCTTCGTGTTGCTCCTGCTGGCGAACCTCAACAGGCTGCGTGGTTTTTGCGGCGTCTTTTTCCGGTAAGCGAGCCCATCCTGGTGGTTTTTCCCAGTTGATTCGCTCATAGCCACGGAGAATAGCCAGCGCGTGGGCGTAACACATCAGATCGAGCGCCTCGTTATTACCGCGTCCCGGTTTTTTCCACTTTCCGTCTGCGCTGCGCTCTTCATAGGTCAGTTCCTCGTAGAACCACGGCCCCAGCCAGTCAGGAAAATGAATGTAATTCGCCCCCGGCTCCTCACGCTCCAGTGCGGCAGCTACCCTGTCTTTCAGGGCATTGGTCTGTAACAGATACAACGGCACATCCCCCCTGGCTTTTGCCCGACGTTCTGAGCGTTCGGTGTTATCGGGATAGGTTTTGGTGATCAGCTTCTCGCGTCGGGTACTGTCTCCCTTGAACAGATAAACGCGCCCGGCAACGCCTTTTCGCTTACACCTTCGCCAGAACGCGTAGGCATTATCGGTAACACCGTCTTCACCACCTGAGTCCACCGCCATTGCCAGTACCGGCATAAACTGTTCAGGATCTGCCGCCAGCGGATACGTCTTTTCCAGCACATCCGTTTTCAGCAAATCCCAGTCTTCCGGTCTTGCAGCCGGATTGACAGGCTGGCTTTCGCCATCCTCATTCACTCTCAGGGAATAACGGATGTTGTAGCGGTCAATGATCCAGCGTTCACCATATGCGCCATAGCCCACTACCTGGACCACAAAGCGCCGCTTTTTACCGCCCTGTACGTCAACGGTTGCCACAATAAAACGCACCCCGTCAGAAACGGTACGTTTTGATACGTCCTCAGCGCGTGCCATCAGCGCGTCACCGCTGCGTGCCTCCAGCGAGCGACGGGACTGATAGGGTAATCCCCAGTCCGTATTGATGACGGCTTTCAGGGTTTCCTCGCTGCCGGTTCGTTCGTATTCCTCTTCGGCGGTCAGCAGCTTGTAAACCAGTTGCGCCCAGGTCTGATAAGCCGCCGCCGGTCCCTCCATCCAGAAACTGGCGATACGTGAGCGGCGGGCTTCGCCGGTAATATTGCCGTCGCGGTCAATGTGCTGACCTTCCCGCAACCAGACGCCACGATTATTCAGCTCACGCTTCTGCTGTGGTTCAGTCAACTTATGGCAGTGTGGGCACTGAATCCGCGCTGCTTCACTGGCCTCCATAGGGTCGGCAATATGGCGATAGCCGGTCATATTCGCCATTGATGGCTGAAAATATTCGCCACAATGCGGACACGGCCAGTACCAGCGACGACGATCGCCACGGTTGTACAGGGAAAGTATTCCTGTGGTCGGCGGTGCTTCGTGCGGTGATGACGGTTTCCATCTGGTATCGGTAATTTCCCGCCCCGGCGAGCTCTCCACCAGTGTCATACCCAGCGACATAAACGTTGTGGTACGCTTCGACGCCAGCGAGAATGCATCCCCCTCACCATCAACATCTTCGGGGAACCGATCGTAGTCAGTCAGCGCCACACATTTAAAATCCGAAGACGAAAAAACATTGATTGATGGCCAGCCAATTTTCAGAAACGAGCCATCACGAAACGTTTTATCATGCACATTATTATCGTTACGGTGAGGGCTGAGTCTTCTTGCTATCGCCGGACTGTGGCGAAACATCTTTGCCAGACGCCGCTTTGAGTGCTCCTGCGCCTTGTCCTGAGTCATCTGAACCACCAGCATGTCAGACGGATCGCAGACAATATTGTAGGAAATCCAGCCGTCAATCAGCCCCAGCGTCTTACCGGTTCTTGCCGGGGCGACAAATACCACGGCATCGTAGCTGCGTGATGACAGGCAGTTCATGGCTTCCACCACATAGGGGGTCAGGGTGGATTCCCATGCCACAGAATTTCCCGCATCGCGTGGTACGCGCATATATTTTCTGACCGCATCCGATATTTTCATCCTGCGCGGCGGCCTGAACATCGATGAGATATCACATCCGGCAACAACGGCAGAGGCTAAACTATTCCTGCTCTTCCTCTTGCCCTTCGTCACCGTTGTCATCATCATCTCCGTTTATAGCATCCGCGCAGGCCTGGTATGTCATGCTGGCCAGATCTTCCCTGAGTTGATCAATAATTTTTTGCGTCATTTCCAGCGCATCAGGCGGCAATGCCGCATCCCTTTCCAGTAAGTCCGGCAGTATCTCCAGTGTCTTGACGACCGTTTTTGCCATGACAGCATAAACGCTCAGCACCTCGCTGGCCGGGATCAGAGTTCTCATCTCCTTTTCCAGCTCAATACGCGTCATTTCCGACTGAAACCATGCCCGTCGATCTGAGGGTTTCATCTTATTGGGGTCATTCTCCCCGGTAACAGCCGGCATCGTCATCATGGCGGTCAGAATATCCACCAGCCGGTAGATTTTCAGGTTACTACCGTTCCCACCTGAGGTTTTTACGCCCTTCAGCCTGCTGGCGATGGTCTGTCGGTGTGCACCAGTGATGGCCGAAAGCTGTGTGATGTTTAATTCGAGGCTTTTAATTTCCTGATCCACAGTCGTGCTCTTTTCCTGTATACGGTGAAAATGGCGTTCAGTGTCGAACAAAAAACGTACCACTTCGACACTGAAAACAGTAAATGTATTGATTTTTAAGGTTATTTTTCAGTACTGACAGAGACTAAAAAATCAAAAATCAGCCGATTCCCGCGAGCCCGAAGCCACCCGTGGCGCCCCCTGCCCGGGAGTACCTTTTTAATACAGTCACCATTGGTTACTAGTTTTTCCTGCATTACCGTGGCATTGGGTGCGAATGTACGCCTGCGCCCCTTCCAGTTGCTTTTGCATCGTCTTCACTCGCTCTTTGAGGGCGAAATAATCCCGTTGAGCGGAGTCTGCCAGTCTGGGGCTGGCTGCATTATCCATGCGGGCGGTGGAGGTGGATTTACCTGTCGGCACTGCGGGGCATGTTGCGTTGACGTACAGGCGACGGCGGCCAGCGGCAACATCATCGCGCAAAGCATCATTCTCAGCTTTCGCATCGGCTAATTCCTTCGTGTATCTGGCATCGAGGGCGGCAACGTCACGCTGGCGCTTCGTCATGTCAGTAATTGTCGCGTTCGCCAGCGCCAGCTTATGAGTAACGGTGTCGCGCTGCTCTTTGTACTTCACCGCGTTACCGTGGTAATGGTCTGTTGCCCATGCCAGCGCCGCGACCACAATCAACAATGAGGCTATTACGCCCGTGGTTATGCGGTTCATTTCAGCCCCCACGTACACACCTCGTGCTCGATCTCGCGACGCGTTACCAGCCCTTTCCACTGCTTACCACCTGCATACGTCCAGCGTTTAAGCTCGTTGCAGGCTCCGGCCAGATCACCAGCGTTGAGTTTTTTCAACAGGGTTGACCTGGCAAACGCGCCAGTACCAACGTTGTACGCAAAGGAGTAGAGTGCAGCTCTTTCGCTGTTCGGGATAGTGGTCTTAATCAGTGGATCTACACGAGCAGCCACCAGCGCAAGGTCTTTATTCAGTAGCGCATCACACTCCGCATCGGTGTAGTGCTTGCCAGGTAAAATGTCTTTTCCCGTATGCCCGTCACATACGGTAAGTACGCCAGCCACATCCCGATAGGGTTCGTGGCGCCTGCCTTCCAGACCGTGATTACCGCCAAGCATCGCCGCAGCTATCACTATTGCACTCGCGCCACCAGCCAGAAGGGCCTTAACTTTTGTCCTGAGCGCCATTATTGCCCTCCGGCATTTCAGATACTGCCAGCATTTTTAACGTGCTGTCATGGTCGTTTTTTTCCAGAATCCGGGCGATTAGCCTGTTACGCTCCTCCATCGCGGCAGCCTGCCTTGCCTGAGCCTGCTCTGATTTTTTTTTGTAATGCTTATTAACCAGAAACGTACCAATACCCAGAACAATACCTATCAGCGCGCCATAGTCGTTTAACGTCCACTGGGCGCATATGCCGCTGATTAATGCCCAGATGTAGGCCAGCCATGTCGTATGTTTATCCATTGTCATAACTTCCCCTGTCCGGGAAATGGACTACCCGGATGTCGGGTAAGTGGAAAAAGAAAAGGCCGCGCAATAGCGCAGCCTTGTGATGGGTGCGGGAGCCAATCCCCGCTACGTGGCAGTGGTATACAGAAAATCAGGGGTATAATTTACGCAGCTAATATTTCAAGCCGTCTTCCAAGCGCTGCCAGCGCTTTCTGTATCGTGTCGATTTTCGTCGAGTGCTTCAGATCAAACAATCTGGTCACTTCCTGTTTTTTGATACCCATACGTTGCGCCAGCTCAACCTGAGTTAAGCCGGAACTAATCCAGGCGTTCAAAAGCATAACCTTCGCTACCACACTTGCCGGTACTTCGACAAAATCATCTGTCACATTACCCGGTTCTGGTATGCGCTCCCCGTCTTCGAAATAAAATTCGAAGGCCGTAACAAGCGCATCAAGCGCGTTTTTCAACGCCTCCTCCCGCGAATCACCCTGAGTAAGGGCTTCCGGTATATCCGGGAACGAGACAACATATCCGCCGCTGTCTGGCGTTAATACTACTGGATATCGCATATTTATCCTGGTGAAGCTGTTCGGGTAACCAGCCCCGGAGGGCTGGTTTGTTATTTCAGGCCTAACTGCTTGAGTATCGCCTTTCTTAGTGGTTCTTTTATCTCGGCGCCAAGATGTCTCGGCATTACGCTTCGATTCCCGTTATATCGCAGTTTCAGATGGTTAGTACCGTTTGAAACTTCGCCCCCCTGAGATTCAAGCCACCGCCTGAACTCGCTTTGCTTCACCACTCCTCCATTCTGTTGAACATGCTATTATAGTAAACATTTATGCTTACTATGTCAACATTTTTGATTACTTTTATGGAGGTATTAATAAAAAACCCGCTCGACGGCGGGTTTAAGCTGCGTGGCAAAGTAACCACTCTTAGCAG